CGAACTTCACTAAGCGATAACCCATTACCAATTATAAATCGTTGAGTCATTAAAAACCTGCTTGTCGCAATATATGACGGTTCATTTCAGCGTCTGCTGGATAATCTCGAAGCTTTCTTTGCCAAAAATCAGGATCAATCTGTTTAATAACCATGCCAACATGTTCCTCAGTCAAAGTTTCAAGTTTAGCAATTCCACTGTCGCAGCAATATAGCACCCATGGAGAAACACGACCATTGATAATATGCTGCACAAATCGACCATTTGAAACAGCTTCAAAATACTGTGTTATATCATTATTGGTATCTTCTGCCCAATCTTGCATAGTTAAGATTGAACGCTCTAACGCATCGCTACTATTTTCAGTACGCAATAGTAGATGAAGATATTCATCATACACTTTGTCTTTACACCAATTATCAATTTTCAACTGCTGTTTTAATACATAGTCAGTAAATTGACTGGTGTTAATAGCATTTATACTAACGCAATGTCGCCCAAATTTTACAAATGCGTTATAAAAAGTATTGTTGCAAAAATCTGCATATGTTTTAAACTTTGCCGAACCTTGTGTAAGTTCAAAGAAACGAAGCCAAGCGTTAAATCCAATGATCACACCTTTTTCATGTTGTTGCTGGTCACGGCGTTTTGGTTCACACTGGTGAACCGCCAGTGTACTTTCACGCACAAATCCTTGGCTACAGTATTTGCATACATGTGTGCCTGGTTTAACATCTTTGGCTGCTTCTGCTGCGATTTTGCGCAATTCATCCATACTCATTTGTTTATTTCATGCAATACTTTTGCTTGTTGTAACGCATCCATAACACTTGGATTATAACTCTTAAATACTGGTCCCCATTCCTTCCAAAAAGAAGCCAATTCCATCATTTCAGTGGAGAACCTAATATCAATGTTTTGACCACCGTGAGTGTCTTGGATATTAATAAATGCAACATCGCCAGCATTTGTAAAAGCACTTTTAATTGTCATTTCATCGCCTCTTTAATTTCTTTATCATTCCAGCCCAACTCTATCAACATTGCCTTAAACTCGATATCAGGAATGCTTGATGCCAATAGATCACAATCATCAAGTTTATATTCTGGATATAGTTTTGCAATAATATCCGCTCGTTTGTTCTTTGATTTGCGAGCATTAAATGCCATCCATTCATGACGATGGTTACCCATATCGGGACTTACCGTTGTCATCAACAGCCACTGCAGTTTAGGATGCTTGTTGATATCAAAAAACCGCTTGTTAACTCGTTCATTCATTGCTTGCAAGTAATACTGCTGCAACTCTGAAACTCCTGTAACTGCGCTGCCCCAACGCAACATAAGATATGTAGAGAACTTCTTGCGTTCTTCATCGGTAAGTTCATCATAAAAGGCACGGTTCTTGGTATCCAACTGTGCCATCTCATAACCAATGTCAAGTTTGTTCATTTTTATATTATACTACACTATGTTTTGAATGTCAATCAATTCGCTTGCTCTGCTAATTTCTTTAACAAAGTATGCACATATTGGCTTTGGTCCATCACTTAGCGGTATGCACAGTAATTGACCGTTTTTTATTTTAGGAAAATACCAGCGCACATCTTGATAAACATCTGTTATTTCAATATTCATAAACTCTGCACGAAATGAACTAATAGGATTAAATGTAAAGGCTTGAAACCCACGATCATTTAATTTTGTCAGTGGTAGGGCTTCAAGGTCACCAATTTCTGCTTCGCCAATAAGAATACGCCAATTATATGGCATCATAATTTTATGATTTCCTATCTTTAGCACAAGAGCAGGATCATTGAAACTTTCTAAAAAAACTAATGGTAAAAAGTAATAGTCAGCATCTGCTGGATTACTGTTGTCTAACACACAGAACCTAAGATCATCAACTTGGTCTGGTAAATTATTCATTTCAAATACTGTATTTTCTACGGTTAATATACGCACTGCACTTCCTTTATTTGTATATGCTTTTTTCTTGTGTAAATGGGTAATTTGCCTCTTTATAAAATTGTTTACGCTTTGTTAAATGTCGCTTTGCAAATTTACAATCTGCTGTTATGTCCCAGATTTGAACAAAGTCTTTGTCGTCTGCCTTTCGTATGCCTCGTCCAATAGATTGGATAACCCTAACAAAGCTCTTTCCTGGTTCAAGCAGTACCATATTAAAAATGCGAGGAATATTGATACCCACAGCAGCAACTCCATAGGTAGCAACAATAATCTTGTCACTGACACTTGCAATTTCATCATAGTGTTCTTTTCTATCAGCATTTTTCATATCTCCGTGAACAAATATGCTATTTGGTAATCGAGCTACTAGCTCCTCGCCACACTCGCGGCGGTCTACTAACACAAGCGTATTTCCTGTTTTAATTATCTCGCTAATAAGACTTGAAAGATGGTCAAGTCTTTCTTTATTTGTTGTGAGATATTTTAATTCTTCTTGATAATTTCTAAAGTCGCTGTACTCAACTGTTTGCACGATATTGACATGGCAGTTAGACAGAACGCCACGATCTTGTAATTCACTTGCGCTAAGCTGACTTATAACTTGTCCAATGGATACAACAAGCGCAACCTTTTCAAATTTCTCTTTTGGAATAGTTCCTGTTAATCCCCAACGAATGGGAACATCTGCAAACTCTGTCGTAAGCAATGCTTTGAGAACTTCTGCTTTTGCTTGATGAACTTCATCGACGATAATTGCTGCAACATTAAGCATCATGGTCCACTCATTGCCTGTGCCTTTGCTGCCCTTATAAAGGCTGTTCAGGCTCTGCCATGTGCAAATAGTATGTGTTCGACCTAGTTCTTTGCGTTCGCCAAAATAAACGCCAACATCTAGCCCAAGATTTTTATAATCTTCTTCGGTTTGAAGAACTAAACTCTTGCTTGGAACGATAATAATAGAACGACCATATGGTTCAACCATAAGGCTTAACGCTGCGGTCATAATAGTCTTACCAGCGCCAGTAGCAACTTCTTGTACACACTGTGTATCGCCTAAAAATTTATTGATAATATCAATTTGATAATCGCGCAAAACAATTGGCTGTCCTGCATTTGGATGACCTTTTGGCCAAGTCTTGTGCGCGAATGTATTCTCATCTACTTGTGTAAATTCAAAGGCGGCTCGCGCTGCACGGCGATCTTCAATCTCAAATTCCCAATTGCGATCCGTTAGATATTCAATTACTTCTGGCAGCAAGTTAATATAGGTAGAGCCACCCAACTGAAAGTATGCAATTTTTCCATCCCATCGTCCAAGACGAACAGATGGCAAATATCTGGCGTATGGAACTTCGTACTTAAATTTTGCCACAAGCCTACGGCGCGTGTCTGCATCAAGTCCTTCAATTTTGCAATTTACTTCGTCCTGAATAATTATTTTGCACAACATTTATTTAATATACAGTGTTGTTTATTATAATGCAATAAAAAAACAGGGCATCTGCCCTGTTTGAAAAAGTTATTTATTTTTCTTTTCTAAAATTTTTTGAAAATTAACTGTTCCGCCCATACCATATTGCATAGTGACCAGTCGCTTTGCGCTCGACTGGTCATTTGCATTTACAGTTACTTGGAACTGAACGGTTGGTTCATGCGGCTTGGATACAAACCCCTTAATATCATATGTCTTCATGCACCGTTCCTCATAATCGTTACTTCTGCAACACGCTGCCAACGGTTTGGCTGCGACTTACGAAGGTCAGCCAACTTAAGTGCGGTACGCAGTGACATTTCACGGAACCGATTGGCATTGTCTTTCATAAAGTGCAGGATTTCGGTTTCTTGTGTTTTGGTCATATCATAACCGTTAAACAGTTGTCCGCTTTCTGCAATTTGCCGAATACGAAGATATTTATCGTGTTCAGTATCCATTGTCAAATCAATATAGTGACAACGAGACTGTAGTGCACCAAGATGATCTTGTAATTTTTTAGAACGAATATTCTCAAACTTCAAGTTAGTGATAAAGATAACACCGCCCTTGAAGTCAAACTTGTTGGGGATGCCTTGCTTGTGAAGCAAGTTGCTATCAGCGTTCCAGTGAATAGTGCGCTTCTTGCCGCTATCAAGTGCTGCCTTAAGAATATTGAGCGACAGTTCATCCATCAACACGCTATCGCAATCGTCGAACACGAGGACGCTACCACTATCGCTGAACTCATACAGTTTGGCATAGAGACCAAGAGCAGTCATAGCACCCTTGACAACCTGGTACTTGACCTTGCCAGCAACTTCGTCATACAGTGAGTGCTCGTCCAACTTTTTATGAACGCCATAGGATTTACCAACGCCAGGCGGTCCTACCACGATCATGGCACGAACATCACCTTCCTTAACGGCAGTGGTCATGTCTTCAAGGATTTCAAAACGCTCTGCAATACGAGCCATAATTGCTTCATCTGTCATGCGAGTCATAGGACACCTCATTGGCTGGTTAAAAGCTTATATATGCATATTACCACAGTTAAATAGGTTGTCAAGCAAAAAATGACCGTTTAAGGAAAAAAAATGGCAATAAAAAAAACATTTATCGTTGAAATACCATCTGAAAATGTTGAATTTTCAAATCTTTTAGTGAGTGTGTTTGATTATAAAAAAAATATCATTGAAAAACTTAAAAATGAAGGGAAATTGCTGGCAATTATTCATGGCACTGACTCTACAAAATTTAAAAGTATAAATGAAATAATATTTAAAGATTTAGATAGCGTACTTGAGTACTATTCAGAATTGTACAACCCCACAACGGATGATGGAAACCCGCTGTGGATTACTGAATTAATTGCTGAAATAAAACAATATTATGGGAACCAAATTAAAATTTCTGAAATTTGGGATTTCAATTATCAAGCATAATTTTCGCGAGGATAGCGTTCACGGTAATGGCGCTCGCCTGGCTCTAGGCTTTTTGCAAGTTCAACATATTTTGGTCCCTTGCTATGCAACCACGCCTCATGATCAAAACGCCAGTGTGGATTGGTTGGATGTGGAGCAAATTGAGTATATGCGCGATTAACTTTATCTTCTGGATGATGTAACGGTTCAAGTGTTCCAATATAACTTAACTTTGCCCACCAGAAATTTCCAGCAAAATGTGGCCAAGGCGCAATGTTGTAATTTGTACCAACTGCTTGTGCACCTTGATCTAGTGCATCAATATTATCTTGCCATTTTTCAATAGTTGCCCAATTCATAAAATTGCGCCAGTCGCCTACATTCTCATCACCCCATCGCAACAGACCTTTTAGATGAATATAACAGACATAGCATTCACTATCAGCGTTCTTTGCTACATGATGCATGTATGACAAAGTTGGATATTCATGAAACGCTGCGTCTTTGTTTACATTAACAAGAATAATCTTGTTGAATAATTCACTGTTACTCTTGCTTTGCTTCCATGTCTCAAATGTCCAAGGTTGACCATTTGCACAGATAATAATTTCTTTAGCTGCAGTTCCTAGCCCACTTTTTTCAATCAATTCCCACTGTTGGTTCATTACATTGTCCCAACCAGCTAGCTCATTTACATGCCAAAAAATTTTGATATCAGTCATAGTATCCCTTGTTGATGTTGGTGGAGAATATCAGAGTCGAACTGATGAATCCGCCTTGCAAAGGCGGCGGTTTTCCACTAGCCTAATTCCCCACTAGATAATAATATATATCCTAATATAATTTTTGTCAATAAAAAAACCCCGCATGAAGCGGGGTTTTTAACCACATAACTCCTGAAAGTTATGGACTACTACTACGAATAGTAGTAGGGGGTAAGCTAGTTAAAGGATACTAGACTCTGCATCTAGTCCCACAACTATTTAGCGAATTTGCAATCCACCAAAATTTCTTTTATCCATACCGTAGCCACGGTCCCACATCTGTAGACGATATTCTACATCACGAACATCATGACAGTCAGCCATAAATGCTTCAAACCTGCGTGTCATCTCTTCTTGTTGTGATGGAAAAAGGTTATTCCAAATCTTAATAAGAATCTTCATTGTTTTCTCCTTGCACTGCATCATTACTTATATTATAAATGGTGCGTTGCAACATAAAAACAAGGGGTTTTTGTGAAACTCTGCTATGCGTTTTACGCAGAGGATTTAATACTCTTAATTGTTTCTATAAACAAATATTTAAATTCTTCTTTTGCAGGTAAAAATACTTCTTGTTTAATTTTATCACGGTAGCGATAATTGCTATATTTTTCTTCTTCCCACATATCATCTTGTGCATCAATCATTTGTTCCATTGCAAGCACTAGTTTTTCTAATAATTCATCTGTTGTCATTATAGTTCTTTCTATATTTTTAAGATAGTAACTGATCTATCTAACCATTCAACTACCAAATCAGTTTCATTAAATCTATTAGCAGACTGTATTACATCATCAAGACTATATGGTAATCTACCTGTTTCTGCAAGTTCATACCAACTATTATAAAGTTTTGGCTCTGCCTCTGTGCGATAAACAGCCGCACGAATCCATCCAGATTGCCGATCTAAGTGAAAGTGTGCTTGTCTGCAATCAAACCCTGCGCTAGCTAACTGCGCAATAAGATTGCTTAATGTATAGATATGATATGTACCAGCCTTCATATTAACATCAACCTTAAGTCTTTCTACATGCGAATGAACGCTTAATAGATAAGGTATTTCTATTAAAAGTAATCCATCTGTACGAAGAAGTGTATGCCAATGAAATAGCGTACCGATAGGATCAGCAGCCAGTTGCAACACATCATGCGCCCATATAATATCTTGTGGCGGCAATTCTACTTTGCTAAAATCAGCAAATTTCCATTCCATATTCTTAACAGTGTTTATTATTTGTGCTGGCGCAATTTCAACTGCAGTAACTTTGATATTTCTATCACGCCCGTTTGGGTCTTTAAGGTTTGCCCAAAACACAGAATCTAAGCCAATACCTGCTCCCATATCGCATACCGTTTCTACGCCGCTAAGATAATCATCTAGCTGTTCTATAAAACCAAGTGTAATCAAACTATGTTGGTGGCTTTCTTCTGGTGTCATAATTTTTCCATTAAATATTGCTATACATTATATATTAGGATATTATAAGCATATGAAATTATTAATTACAGGCGCAAGTGGCTACATC